CATGACGCATACAGCGAAGCATTCATTTCCGACTTCATTGAAACATTCGAGAGTAACAAAAAGAACCGAGTAACAAAGGTAAAGAAGCCTAGGGCTACCAAGAAGGTAGGAAAACTAGAGCAGTTTTTGGAGAACGATGATGACAACGCCTATCCCAGCACAACTTGAACACTGGTTGAACATTGTAAACAACAAGAAATCTCCTAATGATTTGAGAGAACAAGCAGTCTTGCATCTTACGACCATTCGTGATACAATAGACAAGTCTCTGAGGAAACCAGTTACACAAGGTAAACAATATAAGAATGAAAATCGCTATACTAGGTGACACCCATTTTGGAATTAGAAACGATTCGAAAATCTTCCACGAATACTACGAAAAATTTTACGATACAGTTTTCTTTCCTACCCTTTTAGAAAAGGGCGTTCGCACTATCATTCAACTTGGTGATCTGTTTGATCGCCGCAAGTATATCAACTTTTTGTCTTTGACTGAAAGTAGACGATACTTCTTTGATAAGTGCAGAGAGCATGGAATTCACATTCATGCATTGATTGGTAATCATGATATCTTTTGGCGCGAAAGTTTGGAGGTCAATTCTCCAGGCTTGCTTTTGCGCGACTATGATAATATCACTCTCTGGCAAGACGTAGGTACACTAGAGATTGATGGTATCAAGATTGATATGGTGCCATGGATTTGTAAAGAGAACGAACAAAAGATTTTTGACTTTGTTCAGAATTCTACATCATCATATTGCATGGGACACTTTGAACTTGCAGGATTCAATTTGTCGAAAGGCGTTCAGAGCCATGATGGTATTGGTGCATCATTCTTAGGCAACTACAATCAAGTCATTAGTGGTCACTATCATACACATTCGACACAAGACAATGTGATGTATCTTGGCACACCATATGAGTTGTTCTGGTCAGACTACAAAGACAACAAGTATTTTGCAATTCTCGACACAGACTCGTTGAAGACTGAACTGATTCAGAATCCTATTCGTAAATTCTTCAAGATCAACTATGACGATAAGCAGTTGCAAATGGAGCAGTTGAAGAACATTGATTTTACTAGATATCAAAATGGATATGTGAAGGTCGTTGTTATCAACAAACAGAATCCATACTTGTTTGACAAACTGTTGGATGAACTGTATAAACAAACACCAGCAGATGTTACTATCGTTGAAGACTTCAGCGATTTGGTAAATGAAGAGACTGATAGTGATATTGTCGATGAAGCACAAGACACCATGACGATACTATCAAATTATATTGATGCACAAAGCCTAAATATTTCGGACACAAACAAACTGAAAACTTTGATGCGTGAACTATATGTTGAAGCACTTTCTACTGAGAATATTGAATGATTGTATTTCGTAAATTGAGATGGAAGAATTTCTTGTCAACAGGAAATTACTTCACCGAGATGGACTTGTCTAGTCATACGACAACACTTATTGTTGGGTCAAATGGATCAGGTAAGTCTACTATGCTTGATGCATTGACATTTGTTTTGTTTGGTAAAGCATTTCGCAATATCAACAAGACGCAGTTAGTCAATACAATCAACGAAAAAGATTGCTTGGTTGAAGTTGAGTTTGATACTGGTAATAAGTCCTACAAGATCATTCGTGGGATCAAGCCAAATCTATTTGAAATTTATTGCAACGGTGTATTGGTCACCCAATCTGCGGCAGTCAAAGACTATCAGGAACATCTAGAGAAGTTTATTCTCAAGTTGAACTACAAATCGTTTACTCAAATTGTGATGTTGGGTAGTGCGTCATTTACTCCGTTCATGCAATTGTCTGCATCAGATCGTAGAGCAATTATCGAAGACTTACTTGACATTCAGATTTTCTCACGCATGAATGGCGTGCTGAAAGAAAAGTTTCAAATTCTCAAAGAACAATATCAAGAAGCAAAGTATGCATTTGATCTAAAGACTGAAAAGATTCAAATGCAAATTCAGTTTATCGAAAACCTAAAGAAGAATACTGAATCAAAGATTACTCAGCAAGAACTTGAAATTGCAAACACCGAGTTTAAGATTGCCGAGAGTCAAACTAAAGAGTCTGAAGCATCCACTATTTTGTCTGATTTGTGTATACAAATTTCAGACAAATCTAAGGTAGATGGTAAACTTACTAAGTTTGTTACAATCAAAAATAATCTAGGCAAGACAATCACAAAGGTGAATTCTGACATTGAATTCTACAATTCAAATGATGAATGTCCTACATGTAAGCAAGGTATTCCTCATGAGCATAAGCATACGATTGTTGAAGAGCGTAAAGGCAAACTCAAAGAAGTTGAGGATGCTTTGAATAAGTTGAACACCGAAGTTGATCAACTAGCAGAACGACAAGAAGAGATTGAACGCATTTCAGAATTAATTACTGACAAGAAATCTGAACTGAATGAGATTCAATCTGAGATTGCGGCAGAAAAAAGATACATTGAAACTCTGAAGAGAGACATTGAACGTATTCGTAATTCAAAAGAAGATGTTGAAGAAGAAAATCGTAAACTGATAACGTTGAATGAAGAAATTGTTCAACATGAAGTTAATATGAAAACTCTTTCTGAAGAAAGGCAGTATTATGAAACTGCCACAAGTCTTTTGAAAGATACTGGTATCAAAACAAAGATCATCAAGCAATATATTCCAGTCATCAACAAGTTGGTCAACAAGTATTTGTCTTCATTAGATTTCTTTGTGAACTTCAATCTTGATGAATCATTCAAAGAAACAATCAAGTCGCGTTATCGTGATGACTTTACCTACGCATCGTTTAGTGAAGGTGAGAAGCAACGTATCGATATGGCATTAATGTTGACATGGCGCGCAGTTGCTAAATTGAAGAATAGTGCGAGTACCAATCTGCTGATACTTGATGAAATTTTTGATTCGTCACTTGATGCAAATGGTACTGAAGACTTGATGAAGATTTTGGATATGCTCGAAAGCACCAATCTATTTGTCATCAGCCACAAGGGCGATATTCTTCAAGACAAGTTTTCTCACACTATTAAATATGAGAAAGTAAATAATTTTTCAAGGATTGCAAAATGAAACAATTGAGTGCATATTATAGCAATAGTATGGACAAAGAAGCAAAAGTGTTCTTTGTTGACAATAAAGAATTTCGCGTTACAGTTAAATCAGATAGCGGAACTCATTATAGCACAACCTTTGATAATGAAGAAGCCGCAGAAGATTTTGCAGAAAGTTGGGTGGTGTGCAAATGAAAAATCTTGCTTTAGTTCCAGAAACACATAAAGGATTGCGAGAGCGTTGTTTAGAATTTGATTTCGATAATCCTCCATTCGATCCAGTTGAGTTTGAACAAGAATTGTATTCTCTTATGACAAAGAGAAACGGGTTAGGATTATCAGCGAATCAAGTTGGTGTTCAATATAGAATCTTTGCAATTCGAATCGATGCTGATCCACTAGTAATTTTTAATCCACAAATTGTAGATCAAGCAGAAACAGAAATTACATTAGACGAAGGATGTTTGAGTTTTCCTTTGTTGTATATGAAAGTCAAAAGACCTGAATGGGTGAGAATTCGTTTCCAAACTTCAGATGGTCAAACACATACTGAATTGTATGGTGGTATGACTGCAAGAGTTATTTTGCATGAGTATGATCATCTGCAAGGTGTTACGTTCAAAGAACGTGCATCAAAGTTTGTATTAGATCGTGCGCTAAGAAAACAAATGATTTTGAAGAGAGCGCACAAGAAAGCAAATGTTGAATTTTTCAAGCGACAAAGACTAGATGGAACTACGGAATTAGTTCCTCAAGTGGTTGGGACTTGGTATGAAAAGGATGAAGAATGAAAGATTGGCAACACGGATTCGAATTAGATTATCTCAAAAGTCTTGAAGCAAAATATGCAGAATACAATGCGTATACTCTTTCGCCTTTTGCAAAGTTTAAAAAGAATAACATTGCAGAATCTCTTTTTAAAGGCACTTTAAATATTCTAGATGATGCAATGTTAGAAGTTGTTGAATCCAAATCTGCATCAAACATCACAATGCATGGCGATACAGTTATTGCAAAGAAACAAAAAGGTGACATGACTGTGAGTAAGTTGTTGGGAAATCTAGAAACAATTAAAAAGTGTTTAGATTATCCAACAGACATGCATGGTATGCCTCAAAGAGATATTTGGTTATATGTGTGGGCTGAGAACAAAGAACATTGTCAATTAGCCGAAGATTTGAATTTCTGTTATGTTGGTCCTAAGATTACCACATATGGCGAAATCTATGCAATCTATTACAGAGGTAAACCAAGAGAGTTTCCAAAAGTTGATCCAGCAGAATTCTTATCGATCAAGAAAGTTGACAACGTGAATGTATCTGTGATAGAATCGATACATTCAAAACTAAATTTGTTGCCTTCATTTACCAATCACTACAGTAACTACAACAAGGACAAATCATGGTCGGCATTGTCGTTGCGTGGATACTCTTCGAATCCAGAGTTTATCACCAAACCAATCGAAATGAGCGACAAGTGGAAAGAAGAACACAAAGACGAAAACTTCTTTATGCAAGACACTCAGTTGTTCGAACAATTCGAAGAAGTAAAAGAATTGTTAAAAAGTTATGGAAGCACACTTCACCGAGTTAGATTCATGCGTTTGAAACCTGGCGGCGGTGAACTTGAAAGACATACTGATCAAGTTGATCCTGACTCTGGTGGTTCAAAAGGCAAACTTGCTAGACTACATTTT